CATACACAGATTCACATAAACCGTTATTTTTATAGTAAGTGTTTCGAATTTCTTTATCTTTACAATATAAATTTACCGTTGCTAAAAACGAGTTCCAATAATTACGAATGTTTCTCTCAACTGAATAACGTAAATTACTGTAACGCTCTGGTGAAATAAGATTCAATACGTAGCTAAACCCCTCATTTGTTCTATTTGTCAAAGGAATCGTTTCTTGCTCTATTGTATAAGTATATTTAGTCAAACGTAGATTTTAGCGATTTTATTGATTTACAGACTGAAATACGTACTAAGCGTGGATTTATTAGAACAATAGACAATAACCGTAGGGTATTGAAATTATACCCTATTAAAATGAGTTATGAGAATGCATCTCGTCAACTTACTTTATCCGGACAAGAGAAATTCGAAAAAGCTTATTTAACTATTAGTAATGAATTTGGAATAATACTGGTAAACAATGAAACTCGTTTGCGTAAATTACGCTATGAAGTTGAAGAGGGCAATAAGATAGTTTTGTTTGATTTGGAGCGTCAGAAATTGTACAATGGTGTTTTTTGGGATAAAGTGACAGTTAACGGAGCTAATGCGCCAACAATTGAGGTATTAAAAAGTTGGCTGGATTTGCTTAGTGTATAGAAAAAAGTGTTATATTTGCATTATACTTACGGTCTGAAACTTTGGTAAGTGAAAAATATTAGCCTTTTAATTTGAGTAAAGCGTCAGACCCTTTGCAATATAATTGAAAGGCAATTTTATTTTATATCATTATGAGCAATATTTTATACATAGTAAACATTGAATTCTTAGTAGTTGTTTCGTTAGTAACATTAGCCATGTCTTTAGAAAAAGACCAACAGTTTAAAATTACGTTATTCGCTATTTCAATGATTAGTATTTTAGTTTTAATAATTAATCTTTATGCATTAACACATGAAAAATAAACCAACATTCACCACAGGAAAAGAAACAGCAATGAAAGCTATTTCAAATAATATTCCACAAGAACTTCAAATGATTAGAAACGAACAATTAAAGGCTTGGGATTACGGTATTAAATATGGTAAAATATTTACATTATTATTTATGGCTTTCTTTTTATTATTACTCATGTTTTTTTTAATTGTGTAAAATATGGAGCACGAAACAATTATAAAAGGTAGCGTAAAATGTAAAAAACAATTTAATACGTATAAAGAAGCTGATTTAAATGCAAAGAGGTACAATATACAAGATATTAATTTTAATAAAAAAAGATTAATGGCTTACAAATGTAATGTTTGCTATAAATTTCACGTTGGAAGTAGCTTAAAAAATATAAATGAATTTTACGTAAATAAGACTAAAATAGAATTATATTTAAATTTAAGTGAAAAAATAGTTTCTACTATAGATTTAGACAAAATAGATCCTAAAAAAATGAATTATATAAAAAACAATAAACCATGAAACCAAACAAAAATACAATTAAAGTAATTAAAGAATTTTCTATTTTAATCGATAAATTGATTGAATTGAAAAAAGTATCAAATCCTGTCCCTGAGTATAAAAAATCTAGCACGTTTTCTGAAATGTGTGATAAAGTTAAAAAAGAAGACCCTTGTTTGAAAAATGCCTATGAAGAAATTAATAAAACGGTAAATGAAAAATGCACTTGTAAAAGGCTTGTGAATTTTAATACTTGCGGAGCTATATTGTTAGAAAAATGCAATAGATGTAATCAGAATGAAAAATTTAAAATTCCTGAAGGTTGGGTAAAAATGGATTTACCTCCATCGGAACAGTATAAAAAAGATCGTTTTTACAACTTAAGAGATGTTTTTTCTACTTATACCCAAGAAGAAATAAAAAAAGATCCTATTTTAAAAGCGAGAGGCAGGTTAGTTTTGTTGGAAGCCATAAAACAATTAGATGAATTATAATTTTAATCCGATATTAATAGTATCGGATTTTTTTGTTTATATTTGTGATTGAATATTTTGGGGCAACAGACTAAGCGGTCGTGTCATCTGTAAACAGAATCCGATAGGTTCGAATCCTATTTGCTCCACGAGACGCGCTAAGTCATGCGAATGAAGTCTTGAATGTCTTCTGGCTAATAGGAAAGACTATTGTTTTAACCAACGATGTGAAATCAGGGGTAAATATGGTCGCACCAATAATCAACATCTACAGAACGCTAACCGAAGCGTTAACTTTTAAGAACTCCCAGTTAAACACTCAGTTTATCTTTTCGGGGGTTCAATTGTTGCCGTTAAACACTAATAAATACGTTCAAGTAACCAATACGCCAAACGGAATAAATTTGGAAGATTGGACGGTTAAAGTTCACAGCGTTTGCACCGATGAAGAACTAGGCGATATTACTGACTCTTTTATGGTAGAATCGTTGACAAATTCATTAAACGGAAACCCGCAATTTATATGGAGCTTAACTGACATTCAAACTGATTTCGGCTGGGGCTTAATTTATCTTAAAATTACTCAGGCAGTTGGCGAAACATTCTACACCACACCGTTTAAAATAACTGCAATTGATAAAGAAAAAACGGCTCAAATTACGTATAAATACAAACGAACCGAAGCTTATCAATCAATAGGGTTTGCAATGTGGTTTCGTGAAGACGATATTAAGTTAGATTTGACTAAATATTATGAAGTTTCAACAGAATCTAGTGTAAATTCAGTAATACAAACTAATAAAATAGAGCTTTGGCGAACTGAATTAATGCCTCGTAATTTATTGATTGAATTGATTCAGAAAATAAAACTACCTTATGTTTATATAAATAATATTCGAGCAAGTTTATTCGATGCTCCAGAAATACCACCAAGCACATCACAAGAAAATTTCGCATCGTTAAGCATGAATTTATCGTTTAATTACAATGATATTTATGTAGATACAACGGGTGAAAGTAGCGGTGATTGGTTAAGTTCTGATTGGTTAAATACAGACTTCTTAATATACACATAATATGGAAAGATCAGATATACAGGTTTTAATTGATGCGATTGCTACAGGCGTACCAAACACAGCTTTAAAGGTTAGGGACGTGCTGAATGCAATTGCGGACGGCACAGCGCAAACAGGAGATACTAAAGAGATTGACGTTTCAAACGCTTACTTAAACGCAAACTTTGACATTACAGGGCTTGGAACAAACGAGCGTTTAGGCTGGGCGATATGTAACGGACAAAACGGTACACGCAACAGAAGCGGGCGTGTTGCAATGGGTTATGATGCTACGAATTACCCAACATTAGGGGCTACAGGGGGTGAAAAAGAACATGTTTTAACTGTAAATGAAATGCCAGCGCACAACCACACATTTAGTAGTTCTGCTGCAGGTGAATCTGGAGGCGGATATGTGACTACTGGTACATCAAATGAAGCAGCAGGGACTTTTGGTATGCAAAATACAGGAGGTGGATTAGCCCATAATAATCTACAGCCGTACATGGTAACGTTGGTGATAATGAAGTTATAATATGGCAAACCTTTTAACTATAACAAAAGAAACATTAGGATATTTCAGTTTCGTACTGAACGGAGATCCTTTGACTGAAATTAAAAACACAAGAAATGATTTGCTAACCATTGGCGACATAGCGCATTTTAAAACTGCGAACGGAGCTAACCTAATTAAAGAGCAAGATGTTATTTATTACAACGTTACTATTATTGATGGAATAACTACATTAATACCTTCAAGCGTTGATGATTTGTTTCTTAAATTGGATTCAGTAGGTTTTTTTGATTGGATTAATGGAGTTGGAGGCGGTGGCGTTAATAGATTTGATGAATTAGTAGATACTTTCCAGTACTTCGGTAATGATGGGAAAATACCAGTAGTTGATGAATCTCAATTAAAATTAATACCTGTTGATTTTCCAGATGTAAATAAATTAAATGCATTCCCAACGCCCTTAGTACCTAACAAAATACTAAAAGTGAATCCAACAGGGACAGCATATATTTTTGTAGATTTAGATACGTCGCCTATTCAGGTTTTCACATTTGACCGACTTATTGCGCCTCAACAAGACTTTGCGATTCCAATTGGTAAGATTGCCAAATGGGCAGAGGTTAACGGTACAACTTATAATTTAGAAGACTCTACAAATACGGTAGAATTCAATACATTCACCCAGACGGACAATGTTGTTAGTTTTAAAACAGCATTAGAAATAAATGAATACCCTGTAATTTACATACAATAATCATGAAAAAACTAATTTACATATTTTTATTATTGCCGTTTATTTCGATAGCTCAAACAGCTAACGGAACTGAAACGAAAGCAAATGCTTTTAGAGCGTTGTCACCACAAACAGTCACTTCTTCATCATTCATTACTACAACAGGAACGGACGGTACGCAAGGAAAAATTCTAGGTGAAAACATATCTTTAAGTGTTATTCCGCCTGTAACTAATTTCACGCCTGTAACTACTAGTATTAAAGGATATTTTCAAGGTGTAGATAATAAGTTCGGTTCAATAGTTCAAACTACGGCAGGAATTACGAATAGAATTTGGTTTACTGGTGATATTTCCGTAGTCAATGTAGTTAATTACTTTACATCAAACGCACAAAGTAAAGGTATTGTAACGGCTGCTAGCCCAACACCTTTGGTTAATAATGACGACCAAAAAAGTTATTTTACACAGGACATAATAGGAAACGCATTTCCTAGTATTCAAAAATTTCCTGCTGGAACTTATGCGGGCAATCTATCAGTAAGGGTTTCTCCTAATTCAGCAAGTCAACGTTATACAGTAGAGATATATAAAACTAATAATCTAGGTGTTCCGATAGCTTCTGGAATTACAGGCGCTCCAGTTGGTGATTTAGGAGTTACAGTAGTGGCTATTTTAGATAGTGGAGTTATTAATTTGGCTGACAATTCTATCACTAATATACCTGTTAATGGAATACTAGCAAGTGAATTAACGATAAATGCTACTGAAAGAATTAGGTATCACGTATCGGCTGCAAAAGTAGGTACTGCTGGCGCCAGCATAACAATGGAGGTTTTTTACGGTTCTAGCTATAATTCTTATTACGATGTACCTGTAACTTTTGATACTAATTCAGTTAAAGATGTTAGTGCTGTAACTAATGGAACTGGAACGGTTACTGATGCTTTGAATTCACTAAAAGACGCTATTCCTGTAAACTATTCAAAGATAGTTTATGTAAACAACACAAATCCAAACAGCGCAACTATATTCGACGATGAAAACCCGCCAACAGTAAACGATAACACCTTAAAGACAGATGTAACAAATTTATACATCGGAACAGATGCAAGTGGATGGGTGTATAATGGCACATCGTTGACTTACGTAACTAAATCTACCCCGTCTATATCTTCAGTTTGGAATAACGAGGGGTCGGGGTTTCCAGCAAACACCACGACAGCTCCTATTGAAAGATCAGGAAAAGTATCATTAAACGTACTAAACGCCAATCTTTTCTCTTTATTTGCTAATCCCATAGGATCTACTCCAAACAAGATAGCTCAACAAATGGGGGGGACTGACGTATGGAGAATATACGGAAGTGATGCAGGGTCAGACAAAGGTATTTTAGTCTTTGAGGTAGGAGATGACGCTCAGCCTATAGGTTCTTTAGGACAAAGTTTTGAGTTTAGGTATAATGCGACTGGAGGAGGAGTCGCTAAAACGCCTTTTACCATAGATTACAATACAATCACCGCCTTAACTAATATGTCTGTATCAGGCAATGTAACAGCCAACGCAATTGACACAAATACCACTAAAATAACAATTACCACCTCCATAAGTATCACTACTGCTACAACAGACGCAAACGGCATTAGACAAGACGGCAGACACGTTGTAATTGATAACGGTGTGAATGTTATAAACTTGACATGTAACGGAGGCGTAACGGCTTCTTATGGTAAAGTAGGAACTGGCGCAATTACTTTCGTACAAGGATCAGGACGGACTTTAGTGCAATTAAGCGGTACAGCAGTTTTTAACGGAATAGCAGGAAGCACAGCGACTTTATGGAGTAATGGAACAACTGATTATTTAGCAATTAATAATTACTAAGATGAAAAAGTTTTTATTTTTATTACTGCTTCCTTTTGTTGGATTTGGACAGTTTAATCCAGTTGCTTTTTATGAGTATGGCGTGGCTAAAAAAGCTTTTACCTCAACTTGGAAAACTGATAATCTATCAGCAGGATCAAGTACATCTACTCAAGTAAAACTACCAACAGTAGTATCAGGCGTGTACGCATGTACTGTAGATTGGGGTGACGGGAATACTACTTCTTTAACAACAGCCACTTATAACACAGCAAATACACATACTTATTCAATTTCTGGAACTTACCAAATTAAGATAAAAGGGACGTTCACTGGTATTCAATTCAATAATACAGGGGATAGATTAAAATTGCTTTCAGTACAAAAATGGGGCTCTTTAAGATTAGGAAATACGGGTGCTTACTTTTACGGCTGCTCTAATTTAAATTTATCATCAGTTAGCGACGTTATAGATCTAACAGGTACAACGACTCTATTTAGAGCATTCACTGATTGCTCGTCTCTAACATCTATAAATAGATTTACTGAGTGGAATACGGGGTCAATAACAACTTTAAGTAATGCTTTTTTTGGGGCTACATTGTTTAATCAAAACCTAAATTCGCTAAACGTTTTATCAGTTATTGACTTTACAAACACTTTTAACAACGCTCAAAATTTTAATAACGGGCTAGCCTCTGGAGTTTCTGGAGCTATGACTTGGACTATAAACACAACGTCTAATGTTTTAATGAATGGGATATTTGCATCAGCAATTAGGTTCAATCAAAATATAGGGAGTTGGAGCATGATAAAAGTCACAGGGTTAAATGGTGCTTTTCTTGGAGCTTCTTTATTTAATAATGGGGGGTCAAATAGCATAAATACATGGGTTACTACTTCTTTGAGTGATATAGCTGGATGTTTTAGAAATGCCGTGGCATTTAATCAACCTATAGGTAATTGGAATATAATACTATGTACCTCTCTTGCTACTGTCTTTGACGGAGCTACAATATTCAACCAAGACATATCGACATGGAACACTATTAACATAGTTAATTCAAGTGCTTGTTTTAGAAATGCTTTAGCTTTTAACCAGCCTATAGGGATTTGGAATATGGCGAAATGCACTTTTTTTAATTTAATGTTTCAAAATGCAAATGCATTTAATCAAAATTTAGGATCTTGGAACGTATCTTTAGGCGGTGACTTTAACGGGTTTATGTCAGGGAAAACAGCTGCTAATTTCTCAACTACTAATTTAGATGCAATATATAACGGATGGCTTTCTAATAAATTAATCCCAGCTTTAAATACTTCTTTTGGAACGGCTAAATATACTGCGTCAGGCGCAGAGGGAAAAGCTTTGTTTACTAGAGCAAACACAACTAAAACAATTACAAATGCTGTAAATAACGGAAGTGGATTAATAAGAATTACCGCAATAGGACACGGACTAACAACAGGAAATAAATCTTTTATCCATAGTATTGTCGGAACTACAGAAGCCAATGGTTTGTGGGTTGTTACTGTAATTGACTCAGATAATATAGACTTACAAGGAAGCTCTTTTTCAAACACTTATACAAGTGGAGGTACATTAATCACTGGTTATGGTTATACAATTACAGACGGAGGAATTTAAACAAAACAACAATATGCTAAAACTAAAAACAAAAACAGAATTTACAGCTCCGACAGATAGGGGGGTAACAGCTACTACAATAAGATTCATTATTGACGGGTTATTTATTGACAAAAACAATATAACTCCTAAAGGTTATTACTATTGGTATGATGAGGAGGGGAAAATGTATCAACGACACATAAAAGACATTACTCTTTTAGAAACCGTTAAACAACTAGAAGACAATAACATTGTACCTTTGTTAAATTCAAATATTAACATTTACGAAAATGTAATCCAAAGACTTGGAGAACTTACACATTTACAAATGACAGCAGAAGAAACGGAAAACTTCGGTACATTGGCTAGTGATTGGGAAATAGATAACGATTGATTTACTTACTCTACATATTAATTTCAGCTATTTTATGCATTTGGATCACCAAAGAAAAGAATCATTTGTTTTTGATTTTTTACGTAATTTTGTTTTACTGCTTAGTTGAAAAGATAATATTTAGAACTGAGGAAATATTTAAAACGGATATTGCGCAGGATTTTATAATTGGAATAATTGGAGTATTAATGATTTGGTTAAAATATAAAAAAGAAAAATGATATGAAACAATCAGAATATAAAACAGTAAATTGGAGAGATTTTTTAAGAGGAATGATTATGGCAGTTGGGACGCCTGTACTTTATTTGCTACAAGAATTAATACCTAATTATCCAATGCCAATAGTTGCAAAATGTGCTTTGGCTGCGCTTATTACTTATTTAATTAAAAACTTTTTCACTCCAGCCGATAAAGTTCAAGCTTTTTCAGAAGAAGGCGACCCAATACCGCCAAAAGGACCGAAAGGATGAAAATAGAAAAGATACCAATATACATTCTGTTAATGTTTACAGCCGTTTATATGGTGTTTGGAAAAGACACGGCTTTTTGGAACGGTGCGTTTTTTGTATCGAACTATGCGATACTAGCGTTGTTGTTTTACGAACAGAAAGACAAGCATATTCGTATTTTAGGAACTTCATTATCTTTATCAATACTTTTGTTTTCTGTATTAAAATTCTTTATATCTTTAGACAATGAATTATTAAACTATTTAAACTGTGGTATTTTTCTATTAATTGCCATAGCATTCTATAAATTAGAGCCTAAATAAAGCATGAATCACCTACTATCTAAAGCGTTCAATACAGGGACTTGGTTTTCGACATTCTTTTATTTTATTAGCGAATACGTTGATTCAGATATTGTTTTTAAATCAATAATGGCAATGTTGAGTTTTACGCTTTTAGTACTGCAGATTACTAATCAATGGTATATTAGAAAAGAACGATTAAATAAAGTGAAATGAAACTATCACAAAACGGACTGCAACTACTCGAAAAATTAGAGGGGTTAAAAACTAAGGCATATAAAGATACGGTTGGTGTTTGGACTATTGGCATTGGCTCAACTTTTTACGAAAATGGAAGCCGAGTAAAAGAGGGTGATATATTAACAAAGGAAGAATGCTATCATTTATTTGAGTTAACTAAATCTAAATACGAAAAACCAATAAACGACAGTATAAAAGTTCCGCTTACACAGAATCAATTTGACGCATTATTTTGCTTTTGTTATAACATTGGAGCTACAGGTTTTAAAAACAGCACAGTAGTTAGAATGATAAATAACGGATCAGATAGGGCGGGTATAGAAATGGCTTTTATGATGTGGAAAGGCAAAGCTAAAAACAAGTCAGGACAATATGTTTTAGAATCCAGGAGACAAGCTGAAATTAACGAATACTTTAAGATATGAGCCGTACCAAAAAACACCCATACACGAAAGCAAAAAAAGTATCTAAGCATTGTAGAAATTCAAGCGGTAAGTGTAGTTATTGCGTTGGCAACAGAACTTATAAAAACGAAAAACATTTACAATGAAAAAGCCATTTTTAGACTCTACAGTAGGTAAAATATTAATTGTGGTAGGTAAAATATTTCTAGGATCATTCTTAAAAAAACAGAAATTCAACAAAACCGATAAAGACGAAAAAAGAATTGACGATATTATGAATCAATTATAGTTTGGCACAGTAATTGTATTATATAAGAAAAACATATACTATGAAAACATTAAACAGATTATTCGAAGCTTTTTACGATGGAGTAGGTAAATTTCTAACAGGAAATACAAGATTTTTGACATAAAAAAACCACTCCCGAAAGAGTGGTAAAAAACTAACCAATTTTATTTAAAATTTATCGGGATAAAGATAGGTAATTATTTTTTTAAAAGTAAACTAATCACTAATAATACAATACCTATTCCTATAGTTCCTAAACATATTGCATATCCTATTTTGTAATTCATAATTTCTATTTATTAATTGTTAATTCATTTGGATTCACTATCTCCGGCTCAATTACTTCGATGTCGTTTGGATTTGTTTTCATGGTTAGAAAGGTAAATCCGGTTTATCATCTTCTGTTATCGGTGTTGCTTGATGCACTTCTTCTTTTTTAGTAGCTAATGTAATTTTTCCATCAGTCCAAAAAACTTTACCGTTACCAACATAGAACTTTTCTTTTTTTGCCTCTCGTTGCTCTTTTGTTTGAGAAACGTAAGACGAAATGTTCTGACTGTATTGATTACTTTCTTCGTTTATTGATATAGTAATATCAACCCCTTTCTCTCCTTTCTGATTAACCACTTTTAAAAGCGTTTCAAGGACTTCTTTTTTAATGTACAAACTTGATAATGAACTCATATTTTAGTATTTAATTGTTTTTATAAATTCTCTAATTTTTAAAACTCGGTTTTGTAAATCTTCAATAACAGATGCATCGTAAACAATATCAAAAGTTTTAATTCTGTATTTTTTATCCAATGCATCATAATTATGTTGAGGCTCCCAATGCATTTCTTCTGGAGTATTCAAAAGAACATAAACTAAAGTTGCGTTTTTCTTTCCTGTTAAATGCATATAAACTTGCAATTGATAAAAATAGTCTTTAGTTGGTATTTCGTTTTCAAATAAAGGAAACGTAAAACAATCCCAAGAACATTTTATATCGTAAATTCTATCTTCTGAAATTAAGTCTGGAGTTCCTGTAAAAAAATCATCTTCAAAGAAACTTTCATTCTTTAAAACGAAAGGCAAATCTAACCATTCTATCGCTTTATCTATGGCTGTATTTTCGTAAGTTATACCTTTGTCTAGGTATTTGCTTTTGATTTGTTTTTTAACCCCGTAAATCGCTTCTTTTATCCAATCGTAAACAAATGATTTTGTTGTTTCAGATATTAATTCCGTTTTATTTCGCGGGTTAGTCATAACCGCACCCGATCCGCTTGCTCTACTTTTGAATATTGATTTCATCTTCTGGACTTATTGTGTATGATTTTTTAATTTGCTCAATTGTTACTATTCCGTTTTTAAGAGATTCTTTTGCTTTGAACCAATTCGGGTGCGTAGGGGTTAAATCCTGCAAAGTCAAATCTACATCATAAGTAATAATGTCTTTACGGTTTAAATCGGCGCCAAACAAGTTTCCAAAGTGATCACAAGCGTCTTTTATGGCTATTGTCTTTGCCATTGGAAAAGCCATTGATAAGGCACCATTATTTATATTGGCTAAATCGGCAGGACTTGTTCCTTTTGCGGTTTGTAGTTCTTTTGCACCTATTCCGTCGTGATAATCCCAATCGCCTGTTGTTGGGTGTAAATAATGTACTCTAACCGTTACCCAAACACCATTAAAAGAAGTCCCTTGCCCTGTAATTTCAATACGGTATCTTTTAAATATTGTCTTTAAAAGATACTCAACACGTTCAATAGGTAAGTACTTGTAATCTTTAATGAATGGGTGAACTTTTACCCAAACTGGTTTCGGCTGTTGGTTCATTAAAGCGACAAAAGCGTCGTTTTTCTGAGTGGTTAATTTGTCGGAATATAATTCCTGAATCTTTGGTAAATTACTCATGTGATAAATTTTAATGTTTCATGCAAATGTAGGGAAGTTAATTTGATTTGCAATGCCATAAGTGTAATTTAGAAT